TCAACCTCAATGGTATAATTCATATTGGCAGCAAACTTTTTGACTTCACCAATTAGACCTTTGTATATTCTAAGCGTATTCAGATTGTAAAGACGGATCTTACCATCCCACATACGAGACTTGTATGCAGGCATGTACTTGTATCCAGGTACATAGAATGAGAAGTGCTCATACAGTTCCTGTGCCGTGCTACGTTCACAATCAACACGGACGAACACCTCATCGTGTGGTTTGATAATTATATCAGACAGCACCATTGCTGAATTTTCGCCATTCAATAGCGTTTCTGATGTTCCATTGTCTGCCATTAACTGCCTTCATTATTTCTTCAACCACATCAACAATCTCTTGCTGATATGACGTTCTAAGGTTCAATTCAATCATGTCGGAATCTGTATCGACGTAAGTATGTATCTCTGATTTCAGAACCGTTTTCAGACATGGTTCTCGTTTGATTTCTGCTAAGTCTTCGGGGTTGTTAAGTTCACCCCGGTAGTATTCAGCGAGGGTCTTAGCAAGTTGTTGCTTTTTGATTGTAAGACGACGCAACTTCTGCCGCTCTTTTGTGAGGATGTTAAGCCACTTGGCATGAAGATTAGGTATCTTCAAGCTCTCAGAATCTAAATCAATATTATCCATCTTCACGTCTTCGGACCATAGGTCCATGATTTCATCAATATTCATTATTTTTTTCTATTCCTTTCACGCAGGTTTTCACGTTTCTCTTCATCTTCTTGTCGTTCTTGTTCATTTATTTTTTCTACCTTCATTCCGAAATACATACCTAACCCGTATGAAACTATAATCAATATTGCTGACCAAAGTATACTTGTAAGCATTTAATACTCCTAGACTGTTTCGATAGTATAATCCCTATATCTAAACGAGGCTGTTGCTTCTAAGTATTCAATATCAGTAGCAGCAGTGCTAAATTGGAGTTCTGAAATAGACTCTGGAAACATGCCTCTAAACTTTACACGAACATTAGGATTGTATTTACTACTCAAAATAACTAAAGTACCATCGGACAAATTGTTTTGATTGATACTAGCATTTTGAAATCTTCTATACTGTTCAGTTGATTCGGGTGACCCCAAACCTATTAACCAATTGTATAACTCTAGAAAATTTTTCATATCTTCATCCACTCTAAATGTAACATTAAAAGCACCGAATGTCAACTTTTCTCCTGGGAGTGGATAGTCAATAAGAGGTGTAGGCACATTCACAGCACCACCTAAACTCACATTCGGTAGACTTGCCGTCTGTGAGAAATATGTGACTGTAGGCAATCTGTCCAGAACTAATCTGAAACCAGTTTGACCTAGCATATTTTTATTTGATGGATCTGCCATACCTACCTCCTAACATTCTATTTATACAAAAAAAGAGGGGAGCAAATGCCCCCCTCCAGTTTCTTGTTGGGTTGTCCCCAATCTTATGATTACATAAGGTTGCTGACACCGACCAAGCGATAGTAGATGTTCTTCTTAGCGAAGGCAATAGCACCATCTGCATTTGATGTAGCAAATGGATTAGCAACCATACCATAACGAGTCTTAAACCCGATTTTTGGCTGGAAGGTGTTCTCGCCAACCGCACGAACCATTTGTAGTGGAACGTATGGGCAGTAGAAGATACCAGCATCAAAGGCACTTGAACCTTTGTAACCTAGTGTGAAATACTGCTTGCCTGAAGCACTTGCAAAGTATGGGTCAATGTAGACACGGATACGACCGTTTAGGACACCAGCGAAGGTGTTACCTGTGTCATCGACGTTTAGATTATTGCTAAGAGCAGGTGTGTAATCTAGAACACCAGCCATTTGTAAGGCAGAAGCAACGTCTGAAGAACAGATCATTACGTTACCCTTACCACGCCGGGTTGCTTTAGCAATAGCATTTGCTTCACGCTCAATTTGGAAGATCATGCCTTTGAAACGCTCAACACTCCAACGACCGTTGGCATCGACATCAAGGTCGAAAGTACCAGAAGTTGTTACGTTGTCTTGTGCACCAGCAGTAGCGGTGTAGTTGACTGTACGAACAACTTCACGGTTGATTTCAGCAAGAATTTCTGCTGATAGGATGTTTGCTAGTTCTGTTTCAGCGTCAAGACCGTGAATTGCTTTAAGGTCTTGTGCTAGTTCCATTGTGTACTCTGCTTTTAGAGCCCGTGAAACTGCTGTGACAGAAACTTTCTCGACACTGAATGCCATCTCTTGGAATGCATTCTGACCGACATCGCCAAGTTTTTCAGAGTCGGCAGTTGACATACCAGTACCAACTGTATAACCTGAACCAGATGCACGAGCAGTTGGATCGTTACCAGCTTGAGCGGCAGAACCATCGATGCTGCTGGCAGCAAGTGAAGCAGTGTTACCAGAAGCAGAAGCAGAGAATGTGCTTGGTGCTTCGTTGAATAGTGCTTCTGTACCAGCTTGTGAGTCGAAACGTGACCGCATTGCGAAGATAAGACCAGTTGGACCAGTCATTGGCTGGACACCGGCAATATCGTATGCAATCATGTTTGGCATTGAGCGACGAACGAGTGAGATAAGCACTGGATCGAAGATGTCGATTGAACCATCACCAGCAGTAGATGAAGATGCACCCATTGCGTTGGTTGGTGCTGCTTCGCCCAATAGTGAAGGCATGTGATAACCACCAGAACCCATGGAAGCTTCTTTAGCAGCCTTTTCCTGGTTTTCTAGTAGAGTGGCAGTTACAGAACGACGATGAACATCTTTGATCTCTGGAAGATCGGCATGTTCAAGAACTGGTTGCCACTTGTTGATTAAACTTTCGGAAAGCATAGATAATACTCCTTTTACGCTTGTTTATAGATTTATTTATAATAATTATTTCTTGACAGTTCTAGAAATTGCGCTCATATACTGTGCCATTTCACCAGTTACCTTTGGTGCGGATGCTTCTTCTTCAAGAGGCTCATCCTCATCAAAAATAGTTTCATTCTGTACTTCTTCGTCAATACTTGAATCAAAGTATGTGTCTTTGATCATCTCTAATTTTTCTTTGAAATCTTCTTCAGAAATAAAGTCAACACCCTCAGCAAGACTTTTTAGTTTCTCGACTTGTGAAACTGTAAGGTCTTCTGAGATATCAGCAACAATAGAACCACGATGTAACTCTTCCACTGACTGTGAAAGTTCAATATTCTTCTGTAGTTCTTTGTTGAGTTCTTCTTCTAGTGAATCGACCTTATCGGAAAGTTCACCAAGAACATCTGCTTTTTCTTCTGGCATGTCGATATAACTTGCTTCGAAGAGTGACTTTAGACCACCCATGAACTCTTCAGCGATTTCGGTACGAATACCATTCTCGACTGCTAGACGGTTGTTGTCCATCCACTGCTCAACGACATAATCGAGGTAACTGTCAATTTTCTCGACCATCTCTTCTTTGAGTTCATCGTCTTCAAGACTTTTAGCAGTCTGAACATTCTCAATCATATCACCCATTGCTTCGTTGATTTTAGAAACAACGACGGCTTCAAAGATTGTTGTTGCTTTTTCTTTGAACTCTTCTGACAACTCTTCGTCACCGAATAGTGCGGCAACATCATCAGTGAGGTCAATATCTTCAGCAGAAATGTGAGGTGTTTCTGAGATTTCTTCTGCCTCTTCTGAAGCATCTAAATCTTCATACATCTCTCCCATTTTATTGTATGCTACGGAGAGATCTGATTTCTTCATCTCGCCGAACTTTTTCATCATGGCATTAAGCATACCCATTTTGGTTTGTGGTGCTTTGTCGCCTTGTGACTTGCTGCCTGGGAGTGGTTTGGCTTTAGTGGCTGTTGGTTCTGCAACCTCAGCATCTGAATGATCCGCCTTAAACTCCTGTAGATCAGCAGCGTCTTCAAGAACTTCTTGATTTTCATCTGACATAATACGCTCCTTTACTGTTAGTTTATAATTTATTTATAATAATTATTTATTTACGAATTTATTACAGTCTCTTTAGGAAATTCTCAAAAACCTGTAACTTAACTTGCTCCAAATCTGCTTTACTAGCAGCATGAACCTCTTGTTGTGCTTGCTCAACAAAATGCTCGACCCACTTACCACCTTCATAAACCCATTCAACACCCTCCATAATACCTTCTACGAAAGCATCAGGTGCTGAAGGATCAGCAACAATGTCAGCAGCAGTGGCTAGATAGAAGTCACCTTGTACCTCATTCACACCATTTTTGCTTTTGAGACTACCCATTCCTCTTGAAGAGACACCAAGTGAAGCGCCTTCTTTGATGAGGTTTTTGACAATGTTTCCATATGGTGAATCCATGATTTTTGCTTTACCCATGAAGTTGTCACCTTCTTTGGTAAGAGACTTAATCATATGAGATACACGCTCAAGATTGATTGTTGGACCCTGTGGATGACCCAACTCACCAAACGCACGATTCTTTTCGACATACTCTTTGTTGTAACGCTCTACTTCTCTCTCTAAAATATCTGTAGGGTACATGCGACCGTTACGGTTCTTTTGATTTGCTTGCATGAAGATGCCCTCAATGAAAAACTCTTTTTCTCCATCGGCATTTGCTTCTGCGATATATTCAAGATTTTCATATACCTCTTTGATGAGTTTCATCTTACTCTCCTGATGCCTTATGCATCTTTACGATAATAGTTCCTGTACCACCACTTAGAGTGCAGTTTAAATTAGCAGTCAAATCACCCTGTGATACTTCTAATTTAATACCATTTCCTTGATAATCATGATGACCATTACCACCTAATTCTAACATAGTGTTGGCACCTCTTTTTACGGTCCATCTGTTACCAGATGCAATACTCCACATGACTTCGGAAATTCTCATCTCAGATACGGTTTCACCAGCAGAATTTGCTGCTGGTAAGGTAGCATGATTCAATTTGAAACCATCATCATCCGTCGCACGCAATACGACATAACCACCAGGTTTATTTGATTTTGTTGTAATGGGCATTATGCAGTCCTCTTAGCAAACGTGAGCATTGTTTTATAGGAACTCTGGTCTTTCATCATCTCAGATTCCATACGCTTACGATTTTCTGGATTCAACTCTTTAAGAACATCATTGAACATCTTTGCTTCAGCAGGGCTGACCTTGACTGACTTACCATCCTTCAACTTCATCATACCAGCCTTGACTGCCTCATCAAGTTCGACTTCTTCTTTGACAGTCTCTGCTTTCATATCGCCCTGTGACTTATCACCCTTGCGAGCAGGGGTCTTGCCAATCTTATCACGGAACTGAGCAAACTTGGTATCACCAGTTGTACCTTGCTTGACTGGTTTGTCTTCGCCTTCAGCATTATCTGATTCAGCGCCAGTGTGGTCCACCTGGTCCTTGTCAGATTTAAACTGATTGTCACCAGCAACAGGATGAGCAATGGAAACTGCTGTATGAAGATCAACAAACTCAGCCTCGCCGTCAGCACGAGGTGCTAACTCCTCTTCGCTGTCATCGTCATCTAAGATGTACTCATCAGCATCTGCTTCGCTGATTACTCTGATAGATTTAAAATTATTCATCGTCTGTCTCTTCTGGTGTTGTGAACAATGTTGATGCAATACTCATTTTCTCAGCGTCGATTCTGTCGTTTGCTTTCTGTAGCAACACGTCAGCAACGGTTTCCCGAAACTTAACTGTGTCGTTAGTAGCAATATAATCAACAGCGTCTGACAATTTTGCTTCAATATCCATTTTATTGCACTCCTTTTATGTTATTTATAATATTTTTTATATGAAAAACGGTAGTTTATAATCTGTACCACTAATGTTGATTACGATATGCCCATCAGGTGATGCTACAACAGAATCTTCTGGAGCAGTTGAACCCAACGTCTGTGAAACAACAGATGTGTTACCTGAGTAAGCAGTCATGTCACCAGACGATACACTACCAGAGTTATTAGCAACTGCTGCCATATATGGGATCTTATAGTCAACGCCGTTTACATTGATTACCAAATGACCGATTGGATTTGCAGCAATAGCATCATCAGGTGAAAGACTGCCCAATGATTGAACGACACCTGCACTAGAGGTATTGCCACTATTTACGGTTACGGTATGACTTGAATTCGTTACAGTGCTGAATGATAGATTACCACTACCATCAGTCTTTAAGACCTGACCTTGTGTGCCATCAGCATGTGGAAAGGAATATGCGCTGTTCACAGACAGCGTTGAGGGGTTAGACCCAATCTCTAAGATTGATGTGCCGTTTGAGGTATATAGTCTTTTGTCAGGTATGTTTAAGGCTAATTCACCAGTATCTAGACCAGATGTCGTCGGAACTCTTCCAGACACACTGGTCCGTTTAATTTTAATAACAGATGCCATAATAATAACTCCTATGTAGGAAGTAAGGAAGAGCAGGGGTCAACCCCCTGCCTCCTGTCGTCTAAGTCTATATAGACTTTATTCAATATTTATTTATAAGATTATGAAATAGTAATTGTATTGGCAATAAATGATGGATTTGTAGTAATAATAAGTGTTTCACTACCCTCAGAGATACCATCTGATAAAATTTCAAACTTCAAATTTGCTTGTGCGTTATTAGCACTCATCAGAAGTGTGTTGAATCTATTACCATTTAACGAACCCGTACCAACCCAACCTCTGTTGTGAGCACCAACAGTTGAAGTGATATCATATAAATATTCGTCAGGATTCATCCATCTCCAAGTATGATAAGAACCTGAAGCATAGAATGGAGTTACACCAGTTGATGAAAAATCAATAGTGGTGTTTGAAGAATCAACTAGAGCACCATCAATATAAAGTCTAACCTCACCTCCATCAAGATCTGTATATAACCCTACTGTTGAAAAATCACCAGGACCACCAGATTCATTACCCTCATGAATTCTAAAAGCTCCATCTCCACTAAGACCAGTATCCCAAGTGCCAATAACATTATAATTATCAGTTGATGAACCAGCAGTATTTGCGTGTCTCCAGTTACCATCACTTGTTGTAATAAAACCACCACCAGAAGTATCTGATATAACTGCTGCATTAGGAGCAATCCAGCCAAACCACTGTTTGTAACTATCTGCACCAGCAAGACTGGTTGTATTTTCAATTACTTGAAGTTCAACATACCACTTTCCAGAAGTTACCTGCTCACCATATTTTGCAGGATAAAAACGATGCACCTCACCATGTGTGGCTTCGTTCCCATCTCTAGTCAGATTGTCTTTCTTTGCACCATTATCTGAAATCAGTGAAATATCTTCGGATAATAAATCGCTTGTAAGAATCTCTGGTCTTTGTTCAATAATACGGAAGTCTGTATTACTCACTGTACCA